CGAACCGTTTGAGCCATAACGTCACCACCATTAGCGAGGTCTTCAATCATTGCCAATTGCTTCTTAGCATCATCGGTTTCAAGTTGCGCTTTAAGTGTGTCAGCTTCAGCCTGGGCCATATCAGCTTCAGCTTGTGCTAAACCAGCTTGAGATTTAGCTATTTCGACTTGTTGCTCTGGCGTTGGTCCTGGATCTTCAGGAGCATCTTCAGCCATTGCTTCACGCTCTTCAGTGGTCAATACATTAGGCGGCACAATCTTTTTCAATCTAGCGGCAATGGTATCAGCACCAGGCCAATCCATATTCAAGGCGATAAGATCAGCCATGACAGCGCCAGCTTGAGGAACGGCGGCGGCAAATTGCATCATTGCATCAGCAGCCTCCATGCGTTGAGTCGTGTATGCCGGTCCAGTTGTAACGACAACATCAAACTTACCTATTGATAAGTCACTGATAGTTATCCACTTTTTAGTTTCTTCATCAAATATTTGTTCATTTAACTTAATGAAGTCTTCAGTTTCATCGGGGAACTTCATTCGAACAACGCGCTCTGTGTCGTAAATGACAGGGATTAGCTCTACTAATATGCGACCTACCCGGCGAATGGCCTTAGATAAGTTATCAATAAAACGGAATGAACCGGTGTCACTTTCACGTTGGCGGGCCAAAATTGCCCGACCTGAAGTTTCATTACCTTGAGCACCAACGGAAGCGTCAAACATACCCATAGTTGATTTGATCTTATCCGAGCTTTGCATACTCATTGATATTTCAGCGGAAGGCACTAATGCCGGTTGTTGTCGTTGTGGGCCTCTATCGTCAGGTGCGTCTTTATTGAATGGCAAGAATGATAAATTACTTGTGTTGGCGTTCTCCCATTCATCCTCAAAGCCTTCGATCTGTTCAGGTGTTCCAGTGAACGGGGCTTTAGGAGCAAGAGCGACAGATTCAGTCGCGGCACTATCCCAGTAGTTAGACATTCGCTGTGCGTCTTTACTATGGCGAATAGCTGAGCGGTAAATTTTCTTTTTCTTAATGGTGATTGATTTGCCATAAACAGGGATAACTGGAATGGTTGAGCATTTAAGCTCTACCGGTCCTTCCAATACGTCACGGCCTGTAATCTTGCGCCAAATGGTTCTAAACGTTTTAACATTACGCTCACGAACAATGGTAATACCCTGATCGAGTAGTTCATCAATGACGGGCTCAATATCTTCTTTGTACATTGTACGGCCGTCAGAAAGTAAGCAAGTCTTCTTGGTTACCGCTTCCCTGGTGAAGTATTCACTCACACGAACCGTTTGTTCTGAAAACCACGAACCAACATCATCAACGCTGTCAGTATTAACTGGCTCCATGCTGGCATCTGGATATTTCTCTTTAAAATCTTCCTTTAGCATTTGGTCATCAATGAAGCACCACATCATATCCGACTTGTCAGGCTTCTTAGCTGAGGGGTCAATTATTACTGAAAACTGATTTTCAATAGCTTCAATAAGCAAGTCTTGATCAAATGAGTTATCAATCAGGTAATCACTTCTTACACGTAAATAACCAAACGCGCCTTCAACAGCACTTTGAAAGGCAACATCATAAGCGTCTTCAGCATCACAATTGTATTCGATGTTCTTAATTATGCCTTGGAGCACTTCAGCGAGTTCATATTCTTTACTGCCTGTAATGCTTTTTATCTTAAGTGATGTTTGTTCGCCGGTACTAGAATCAGGAACGCGGGTAACATCGGTTGCGTTTATTTTAATGGATGGTTTGTTTTGAAGCTGATCACCAATGATTTGTTCAACGAAAGTAGGAAGGACGTTATTAGTTAGGCAAGGCCTTTGCTCAAGCTCACGTTCGTTCTTTACTTGGTCTGGCCATTGATCGCCAGATAAAAACTTTAAATCATCTTCGGCTTGCTCCCAATTATCTTTCCAATAACTAGCGCCGTCACGGGCTCGCTCTCTAGCCCTGGTGATTAAGGCATCATCTGAGTTGTCTTCAGTTTTCGCCTTCTTCGGCTTACCATAAAGCTGGTCTATTTTTGATTTCTTCTTAGCCATGATCTTTGCCCTTGCAATTGTCGGAGCAATATCGTTTACCCCTGTTGGTAATAATCTTATCACTTGGACGTTTAACAGTCACATGACAGTTGCCACACTTGAACTTAGTCTTCTTCATTGTAGTCACCTGTTAGTTTTGCTATTTCGTCTTTTAGTTCTCGGTAGCTATCTACATAAACATAATAAACTTCACCATCATAAGAAAGCTTGTACTTGATAGCCTGGTTATAAGGGCAATGGCCATAGTTACGGAAGATAACCCCGCTCATTTCACCATATCGTTTAATCACGAGCCTAACCAACCGCCAGAACCTTTGCGCTGTGGCCGCTTAACTTTTCTTGGCGCCATCTTTTCTTTGTACCATAAACCCATCTGCTGAAGGGCATCACAATAATCGGTGCACCACTTGGGTCCGGCTTCGTCCTTGAAGATCTCATTGTTATGGTCCCATTCACGGCGTAAACCTTTTAATGCTTTCCATCCGGTGTACTTGCCTTTGTCACCAGTGTTACCGGCTAAGTCAGTATCACAACGAACTTTATCAATCCACAAACGAGGGAATAGGTTCTTTAATGCGTTAATTGATTCACGCTTTGATTTGCACCGCTCCACCAATTTAAACTTGATGCCCATAGCTTCAGCCCGTTTAAGTCGGCTTTCATTGGTTAGTAAGTCTCTAACGGCTATATCATGCGGTGCCAAGTGTTGCTCAAATCTGATTGAGTACTTATCCTGGAAGTCTTTAAGCCAATTAATGTAATGTTCCATGCCTTCATTGTTGTTGCCATAACACGCGATAATTCTAAGTTCTTTGTTGTGAGGTTGCATTAACCAAACAACCATTCGATCACCAATGGCTAAATCCCAATAGGTGTAAACAGGTAAATGCTTTTCAACCGGTATATGGCAAAAGCGCCCTTCTTCAATAAGTAAATCGATTTCTTTCTTGTAAACGATACCCTCTTGAAGTGCATCATCAGGGGCTTGCTGGTATTGAGCACTGAACATATAGTTATCTGCCTTTTCCATTGCCAGGAGTGTTTCAGTTGGTTCCTTGTCGGGCCAATACGAACAACGCTTACCATTAAATCCGGTGTCCTTAATACATGCCGCCTTCACATCGTCGGGCAAAGTATCGATATACTCTTGATCAATTAATGCCGGCACTTTGAATTGTTGGTAATCATCAGGGGCTTTGTCGCTATTCAAGAAGTCGGTACTATCGCCCTTAGCTATTCGTTGCTGAATCATAATAATTGGAACATCGTCATGAGCAAGTCGAGATCTTACAACCCGGTTAAGCTTTAGGTTTGATTTGTTCATCCTTAAACCTGAGTCTTCATCTTTTGGCGGTAGCGGATCATCAAGGATCACGCCCCCTGAGAATTCATCAATCATGTAACCGCCACGCCTACCGGTAACCTGGCCACCAGTTGAGGTACCAAACAAGCGGTGTCTGTTCTTGAATGCGTCCCTATAGCACCAATTGGCGCTAGATTTCGTTGTAGGGTCGATTGTTAGCGGCCATAGTGCTTGAAATTCCTCTGAATCAAGTATTTCCTTCACTCGCTTGGAGTTCTCGGTTACCAGTTCGTCCGAATAACTAAGCGGTAACCAACGACTAGAACGCGGGGTTTCGGCAGTCATACATTTAATAATGCACCACACTATCCAATGAATACTCCATATCTCAGTTTTAGTTGAGCCTGGTGATACGTTGATAATGCCGCGCTTAATCTTTCCATAGTAAACGTCTTCAGCTAATTGGCATTCAAATGAGTGATGCCAGTTCTTTTTAAACTTCTGCCCCTGGATTAACTGGAAGAATATACGCATGAAAGCCTCAAAACTTTCTTCTGAGGCTATCTTGATCGCTATCTTGTCAGCATCGGTCAGCGTTTCCCACTGAAGGAGATCAGACATAGTTAATACTTTGGCTTAGGCTTAGGCTTGGGTTTATTGTTCACTGGCTTCTTGTTATATCTCATGGTTATTTCCTTTTATATCTG